CCCCATCGAAGGGGCGCCCGGCCCCGTTCCTGGAGTCTGACCCATGCCCCTCGACTACGGCCCCTCCATGCCCTCCGACGGAATGCCCCCCGACCTCATGGAGGCCGCCCAGGATGCGGACGCCATCATCGGCTCCGAGCTCGCCGCCCTGGTCCCGGCCTTTGACAAGCCCATCAACGTGAAGGTGATGAACGCCCTGGCCAAGGCCATCGCGGACGTGGGCCGGGTGATGGGGATGGACATTGTCCCCGACAAGTACACCGAGCCCGTGATGGAGCTGGAGCCGGACGTGGTGCGGTTCCTCGCCATGGCCGCAGCGGCCGCCGAGGACTACGGGAAGCCCCTGCCCATCGAGCTCGACCAGCTCCGCACGGAAGCGGACCTCACCACCCTGACGGCCGCCCTCATCCAGTTGGCCAAGGACTCCAAGTTTGAGGAGTTCCTGGACATGCCAGCCGAGGGGGAAGAAGCGGACGTGTCCGTGTCCGTCGAGGTCATGCCGGAAGAGGAGGAGGAGGCCGAGGCCTTCGACTTCGCCAGCCGGATGCGGCGGTAGTCCCCCATGGCCTTCACCAGCATCCGCGCCCAGCTCGCCAAGGCCTTCGGCTTCGGCCGGCGGCCGCGCACGGTCATCCCCCGCACCAGGTCCGCCCAGTACGTGGCGGCCTTCGGTGGGGACCCGATGCGGGAGTTGCAGAAGGCCATTGACCTAAAGAACCCCGTCAGCTTCTTCTACAATGACAAGTGGCAGCCTGAGGGCGTCCTGGGCAAGTACGGGACGCGCGTGGGCAACCCGCACGCCATCTGGCGCGGGAAGAACGGAACGGTGTACCTCCACTTGTACGTGGACCCGCAGTCCGCCTCCGCTACCGGGGACCTCCCGGGGTGGCGAACCTTCATCATCAGCCGCATCCAGAACGTGTCCGTCTTCGAGCTGGGGTCCCGCATGTTCGGCCGCCCCGTCCAGTTCGTGACCGCACCCGGCTGGAACCCGGGATGGTACTTCCGCGTGGGCACGCCCCTGCAGATGATTGACGCCGAGGACGTGTCCGACCTCCTCATCTAAACCCCAAGCAAAGGGACTCACCCATGAGCACCCCCGACGTATTGACCGCACCGAGCAACGCCCCTTCCCACCACCAGTCCGTGGCGGAGACGGTCCTGGCCGAGGCCCAGGCCGCCCATTCGGCCACCGATTCGGCCACCGATTCGGCCACGGCCGAATCCCCGGACGTGGAACCCTCCATGGTGGAAGCCATGGCCGAGGAGGGGGACGTGGAGATTGAAGACACCGGCGAAGACGGGAAGCCCCGGCGCCGGAACCTGTCCTGGGATGACGCCATCGGCCAGGTCCCGCCCGACATTGCCAAGCTGATGAAGAACATGAGGGCCGACTACACCCGGAAGACCCAGGAGTTGGCGGACCAACGCCGGGAGTTCGTGCGGGAGCGGGAAGCGCTGATGAAGGGCGCCGAGAGTTTGAAGGAGGTGGAGGTCCCCGACTACGACCCCTTCAATGAGGCCAGTATCAACGCCCGGATTGAGGCGGAGGTCAACCGCCGGCTCCAGGAGGTCCTGGCGCCGATGCAGCAGGAATACGAAACCATGGCCGCCGAGGACAGCTACAACAGCTTCCTCCAGGCCCACCCCGACTTCAAGGAGGACCAGGCGCTCCGCTCCGAGGTCCAACACCTCCTGGAGGGCAACGAAGCCCTGGACCTGGAAACGGCCTACTGGGCCGCGAAGGGGAAGGCGGCCAAGCTGCAGCGGGAGAAGGACGCCACCCGGAAGCAGGCCGAGCGCAAGGCCCGCAAGGCGGCCGCCATGAAGGGCACCGCCGCGCCCCGCCGCGCCTCCGTGGGCGGCCAGCCCCGGGGAAGCCTTCGGGGCGTCTCCAACTCGGACCTCCTGGAGATGGCCAAGGCCATGCACCGCAACCGGTAGACATGCACCGCCGCGTATGGTAGGCAAGAGGTAGAACGCGGGCCACCCCATTGTGGAGCCTGCGGCTACCGGCCCCGCCTGACGCGGACACGCCCCCAACCGCAGACCCCACACCCATGGAGAGCCCAATGGCCCCCCAGTCAGTCATCTCGACCACCCTGCAGCTTCTGCGGGACAAGCTGGTCGACAACTCGTTCCTGGCCCACCCCCTCATCCGCGCCATCGAGGAGCACGGCAACCTGGTCAAGGTGTCCGGCGGCCTCCGCGTTGAGCAGCCGGTCATCTTCGGTGACCACAGCTCCATCACCGAGCTGTCCAACGGCTTCGAGCCCGTCAGCATGGCGGTCACCGACCCCTTCCAGACCGCGAAGTTCGAGTACAGCAACTTCACCCAGCCCATCATCCTGTCCGCCGTCGAGAAGGCCGCGAACAAGGGCGACCTGGCCGTCGTGAACATCTTGGAATCCAAGATGAAGAACGTGATGCTGAGCCTCAAGAAGGAGGTCAGCAAGCAGATCATCGCCGGCGACTCCTCGAAGATCACCACCCTGCAGACCCTGAACGGCAACGGCACCGCAGCGGCCGCCGTCAACACCACGGGCTGGCTCGAAGGCGTCGCCCAGGCGGCCCAGGCCAACAGCGTGGGCGGCCTCAGCAAGGTGACCTACCAGGCTCAGAACTGGTTCAACCAGTTCGTGGACGCGGCCGGCACCCTCACCCTGGCCAACCTGGACGAGCTGTTCATCCAGTCGCAGATCTACAACCCGAGCGGCACCACGCCGGACATCATGCTGATGTCCCCGAGCTGCTACGCGGCCTTCCTCAACCTGATGGACAACCGCATCCAGTACATCAGCGTGGGCGACCGCGAGGGCCTCAACAAGGAGATGGTGGCCACCTACCGGGGCGCCCGCATCTACGTGGACCCCAACCTGGGCTTCACCGCCAACGGCGCGTCCGGCATGGGTGCCAAGCCCGTCTCGGCCTACCTCCTCTCCTCCGATCAGTTCCAGCTCTACGTGGACACGGACGGCTTCTTCAACGTCTCCGAGATGATGCCGGTTCCCGGCACCGCCACGGAGGCCGCGATGGTCTTCTGCCGTATGCAGCTGGTCACCGGCCACCTGGCCTCCCACTCCATCCTCATCGACGCGGAGGCCTGAGCCATGGCTACCTCGACCCTCATCCAGTTCCTGGCCGCCGGGGAAGCCGGCGACACCTCGCACCGCCGCCAGGTGGAGACCTACATTGCCGCCGGCACCATCGCCGCCGGGGATGTGGTCGCCTTCGACGACTCCCAGACCGGCGCGGACCGCGCCCTCTACGTGGAGCAGGCGGGCATCGTGGCCACCGGCAACGGCCTGGCCGCCGGTGTGGCCCTCGACGGCGCCGCCGCCGGTGAGCAGGTCCGCGTCATCGTGGCCGGCTACGCCGAGGACGTGTCCTGCGCTGCGGGCGTCGGCACCGGTGCCGTGGTCAACGCTGCGGGCACCGCTGCGGGCCAGGTGGAGGCCGCTGCGGCCACCGACACCATCGTCTTCGGCGTGACCGTCGAGGCCGAGGCCGGTGGCTCCGTGGACCTCATCATCTACAAGCGCTTCTAGTTCTCCTGGGGCTGTTCTGCCCCTTGCCCCGCTCCGGCGCCCAACCGGGGCGGGGTCTTTGCGTGGAGGGTGTCCGTGAACCTTGGCCAGCTCATCGATTTCGTCGGGAACCTCCTCGACTACGACCCCACCAACGACACCTACCGGTCTCAGCTAGTCAGCATCCTGAACGATGCCCAGGCCCGCATCCTGACGGACCGGCCCTGGGACTTCGCCATCCGTGACCGCAAGTTGAAGGTCTTTACGGACACCACCTTCGACTTCACGTTCACCAACGGTTCGGACCAGCTTGCGGGCGTGGCCATCCCCGTCTCCACGGACCAGGTGCTCCCCGGTTCGGACTTCGCCCTGGCGGAGGTGCGGGTCACCGACTCCAACGGCGCCACGTTTACCCACACGCTGATGTGGGTCAAGAACGCCACCACGGCCTTCCTGGACCGCCCCTTCGTGGGCGTGACCGGCACCTACACGGCCGGCATCCGGCGCCGGGATATCTACCTCCCCTCCGATTGCCTGCAGGTCCAGAACGTGTCGGACCCCAGCGTAGGCATCCCGGCCAAGGCGCTGTTCCTCTCCCAGTGGGAGCTGGAAGACACCAACCTGGACCCGGACCTCCTGGGGACCATTGAGGCCTACCTACCCACCTCGGGGAAGGTCATTCGCGCCCCCAACACCGCCCGGGGCATCTCCGTGGTGGCCGGGGTCGCCCAGGGCGCCCGCACCGTGAACGTCTACATGGTGAACGTCCAGGGGCCGGCGGCCACCAACTTCGAGGTCTACCCGAAGGACGCATCCGACGGCTGGGAGTCCGCGTTCAGCAAGGTGGCTACCTACAGCCTGACGGACACCGAGACGTTGAGCTTTCAGCCGGAACCGCTCGACCCACAGACGGGCCTGTGGCGCCGGTACTACTTCACCTGCCCCGAGGCCGGCATCCTGGCCCCGGTCCGCATCCGCCACGTGGAACCGGCCGAGCCTACGGGAGTCGCCACCGGGACGGACACCGTACCGCCGGACAACCCGGCCGTGGGTGGGATGGTCCTCCTCCCGGACCTGTCCCTCTCGAACCTGTCCACCCAAGGCTTCCAGGCCTCGGCCATCCGCTACCGCTGGAACCAGAGCGCAGCCTACCAGAGCATCCGCCTGTACCCCCACGTCTCGGGGGACCAGGACTTGAACGTGCGGATGCTCATCAACCCCGTCCGCCTCCAGGAGGACCAGGACGCCCCGCTGGTCCCCCACGCCTACGCCCAGGTCATCGCCTACGCGGCCTTGGAGTCCCTGGCCTTGAAGGTGGACAACCCGGCCCTGTCCGCCGTCTACCAGCGCAAGCGGGACACGCTCTACAAGCAGATGGAGCAAGCCTACTTGAAGGCGGTTCCCCGGCGCATCATCAAGGGCAACCCAACCGCCGGCTATCGCTTCGTGCGGAACCCCTTTGGTAAGCTGACGTTCACGCCATGAAGCAACAGGTTTACCAGACCACGCTGGCCGGCGGCATTGCCACCAAGCTCCCGCAGAACCCGCAGAACGCGGGGGAAGCGGACAACCTGGTGATAGACAAGACGACGGGAGGGTGGTCTACCCGCATCGGGTACGAAACCTGGAAGCCTGGCGCCACGTCGTGGGTGCCCTTCGCCACGTGTGGCCCCATCTCCTCCCTTCACGTTGCCCAGGCCGTGGCCGGCGGAGCCCGCCAGCACGTCCTGTTCGAGGAGTCGGGCAACCTGCAGCTCCTCTACGAAGCCGACGGAGCGGACCAGCTTGTGACCATCGCCACCGGGAGGCACGTTCCCGCCCCCACGGAGGCCGGGAGCTGGTACACCGACACGGGACACGGAACCATCATCACCAATGGCGTGGACCGGCCGGTCCTGGTGAACCCGTGGCCCCTGCCCCGCAACGGCGCCGGCCTGACGGGCGCGGCCTCCCAGGTCATCCGGGACTTCGGCTTCAACGGCCTTCCGGCCCCGGTAGAGCCCCGGACCGTCAAGCCCATGCCCGCAGCGCCGGCGAGCAACCCGCCCATCACGTCGGGCAACGGGGCGGTGACCCTGTGGTGCCCCTCGGACGGCCAGGCCATCCCCGATGGCGGCCGGTGGGGGCTGGGGTTCAGCAAGAACACCGGGTCCAGTCCCGTGGCCGGGGACAAGCGCTCCCTGTTCGGCTGGGCGGTGTCCTTCATCACGGACACCGGCTCCGAGGGGCCTACGTCCACGGTCCAGTCCACCCAGTGGGGCCTCCCCGCCAATGCTGACGGGTTCCGCCATGCCTGCGCCCTGGACATTCCCACCGGGCCGGCGGGGACGGTCGCGCGCAAGCTGTACCGGACGGCCAACTACAGCGGGGACGCCACCAGCCCCGGGGACACCACGCTCTACTTTATCGACCTCATCCGCAACAACACGGAGCCCCTGTTCTTCGATGCGGTGAGCACGGCCAACCTGGGCCAGCCGTCCCCCGAGATTGCTACGGGGCCGCTTCCGGCGCCCCGCGCCCGCTTCTCCGCCCTCTTCGCGGGCTCCCTGTTCCTGGATGGGGGCGTCGAAGACGGGCGGACCCTCTACTACTCGGCCGCCGGCCTCATCGAACAGTTTGCGGCGGACGCCTACATCGAACTGTCCGCCCGGGGCGGCGCCATCACCGCACTGTTCAGCAATTACAACACCTTGCTCGTGTTCCGGGAGAACGGCATCGATGTGGTGCAGGGAACGGCGGCCACCGGCTTCCAGGTCACCACCCTGACGGAGGGCGTGACCTGCAGGGCGCCCCACAGCATCCAGACGGTTCCCGGCCTCGGGGTGGTGTTCCTGGCCCTCGACGGCGTGTACGCGGTCCTGGGAGGCCTCACCGGCGGTGCCATCAATGAGGTGGTCAACCTGACGGTCCCCCAGGATGACCTCATCCGCCGCATCACCCCGGACTGTCACCCGAGGGCCGTGGGCTGCTTCTCCGAGCTCACGCGGGAGTACCACGTCTACGTTCCCATGGATGGCAACGACCGGCCCAACCTCGGCCTGGTCCTCCACGTGGACCGGCTGCAGCGGGCGGAGAGCCTGTCCCCGTGGACCACCCGCACCGGGTTCCCCGTGGGCGCCATCGCCACGCTGTACTCCGGGGCCATCATCTTCGGGCACAACACCGGGAACGAAACCGGGGGCACGGACTCCCAGCGCGGGCTGTTCGTCATCTCGGGGAAGCGGGCCATGGGCGCGGACTACGTGGACGCCACCCTGACGGTCAACGACCCGCCCACCTCGACGTACCGGTCCGCCTGGATGGCCTTCGGTGACCCGCAGATGCAGAAGCAGGTGTCCTATGTGACCGTGTGGGTGATGACCACGGGGAAGCCGAAGGTGCAGATGCGGCACTACAAGGACTTCTCCCTGGTCCCGACCCTGGAGCAGACCTACACCGCCCAGTCCCCCGACGCCTCCCCCCAGCCGGTCCTGGACACGGAGGTCCTGGGGAAGAACGCCTATCGGATTGACCGCCTGGTCCCGCTCCGCTTCTCCGTGGCCCATATGTCCGCCGCTTGGTTCTGCTTCGAGCTGGAGACGGACGAAGACCTGGTGCTGGTCGGCTATGAATACGAATACACCACCAAGGGGACGCGCGTGGTGGCGGGGGTGCGGGCATGACAAAGCACTGGACGCAAAGCGAGGCCCGGAGCGGGCGGTCTATCTCCCCCGAGCTGGTCAACGAAGAACAGCGGGCGCAACAGTCCAGCATGACCACGCTGGACCGCACCCAGATGCCGGACGGCTTTGTCGAGGCCAGCCGGTTGAAGGACTACGCCCTGCACCAGGTCTGGTCCGATGACCAGACCGGCACCACCGGGGAGCAGACGAACGAAGTGGACGACGGCGTGGGGTCCTCGGCCTGGGAGTCCAGCACCATCCGCAAGGCGGCGGGAGGGTGGCGCACCCTCACCCAGGA